TGACCATAAACGGTGTAAGACCATCTGTGGAAACACCAACGCCTTTAACGGAATGGTTCGGCGTAATCCCGGTAAGTGAAGTTGATGCTGTACTACAGAGCGAAATTGATGTCATATTACTTTTTGGCTGAACTCTCCCACGAATAAAAACGATGTCTCCGTATTTTCGAAAACTTGTTGTGATTTGGCTAAAAGAAGATATGTCCGCTTTGAAATTAGAAACATCTACCCACCCGCTGTCGGTCAGAGTGTTGGCTTGGGCTACGGTGCTAGTCAGAAATGCCTGGTCGTAATAGGCTGTGTCAGCACCTGTACCTTCTGGCTCTGTGGTTTGCCTCAAATCTTGTGACACCCAAGACGAATACTTACCGTATACAGCGTAGTTACCGTTCCAGTACCCCCATGGGAGATACACCCATACCACATACGTATTGTGTGTTGTCGGTATTACCTTTACTTTGACAGTACCACAGTTGATACGATATACTGTAACGCCGCACGCCTTAGCTGCTGATTGGGTAGACTGGTATCCATCTTTGATCTGGATTTCAAAAGAAGCGTTCTGATATGCATTCGCATTGAAGCCGTTACCACTACACACTCGTATAAGTGCGGATCTTGCGTCCCCGCCAGACACTAGCGTGCCCAAACGCACCCAACTCGCGGCGTTGTTAGCACCGCCAATGTTCAGCATGCTGTTTGTTATCATCGCATGTGTATGACCAGACGCCGACTTGCTGTCCAGTGCGGCTTTTACGGCTTTGTTCTGCACCGGATTTGTGGAGGTAGCAGACAAGGCACTGTCTACCGCAACCTTGGTTGCACCAGCAGCGATACCGTCCAGTTTCTTCTTATCCGCCGCCGTGTATGACGCTGTTGTCTTATCCAGCACTGACTTATTGTCATGCGAATGTGCATACCCATAAACCGTATTCCAGCCCACATCTGTAATCTTATCCAGCGTTCCCTTATTGTCATGGACGTGTGCTTTATTTGCCGCACCGTTGATAAACTTCCACTGTTCCTCGTCCAGCTGGTCAAGCACTGCCTTGTTGTCATGGGTGTGACTGGATACTGTCAGGCGACCGGTCTTGGTGTCAAGACTTACCGACGTTCCACCGTCACCGTCTATCAAAAAAGCACTCTGCTTCGCCGTGGCAGCGTATCTCGCGGAACCCGTTGCGATTGTGGAGAATGCGTTCTGATTCACCTCGGCACCTGCTGAAACGCCTTTTAGTTTCGTCTGCTCCGCGGTCGTATAGCTGGCAGTCGTTGCGTCCAGCACTGCTTTATTGCTATGAGAATGGCTTGAAATCGTTGCTCTGCCGTTGGTGCTAAGTGTAACGCTAGTACCGTCTTCACCCTCGATCACAAAAGCGGCAGTTTTGCTTGTCGCGGTATATCTTGCTGAACCAGATGCAATTGTGGAGAACGCATTCTGGTTGACTTCCGCACCGGCAGCAATGCCGGCAAGTTTCGTCTTTTCGGCAGCGGTATAGCTGGCAGTTGTTTTGTCCAGCACAGGCTGGTTCTCATGTACGTGTGTCTGCCCGTACACCAGCAGCCACGACGTTTCGTCGATCTTGTCCAAGGTGCTTTTATTGTCGTGCACATGGGCTTTGTTTGCCGATGCTTTAAAGCTCGCGTAATCCTGTGCCGTGATTCTGTCCAGCACTTCCTTGTTATCATGCCTATGGGATTGCCCGTATACAGTCAGCCACGCTGTTTCATCGATCTTGTCCAGCGTGTCCTTGTTTGCGTGGATATGTGCCTTGTTGACAGCCCCTTTAAAGTCCGCGTAATCCTGCTCCGTGATTTTATCCAGAACGCCCTTGTTGGAGTGTGTATGAGCCATCGCATCAGCACCAGAGCCAGCATCTGCAATACTGCCTCCGCCCTGCCCGCCGCTTTCGCTTGTGATACCGCTTTCCTGTGTGCCTACTGTCAGCTTCGCATTTTCAGGTGCCGCGATCGGAATCTCAATTGCGGTTATGGGGAAAAGGCTCTCCGCGGAATCCCCCGGCAGCTTTGTCCGTACATAGTCGCCGTGTGTGAAGTGCTCCACGCTTTCGTCGATGTCCGCCAGATCGATGGCTTCCGCACGGATC